TCGCCAATAACACCTTGACCAAGTTGATAGGCGTCATCAATGCGCTTGCAGGCACGCCCTGGACGGCGACGCTTCTTGATTCGAGTCTCGGGGCACGCAAGTCATCCGATCTGCTCATCCGTCCCGGGATGTATTGCAAGTCCCCGACTTCGGCTTATTGCGAAATTCCGAACGATGAACTCACGGACTATCAACTCATCTCGCCTTCCGAGGACCGGAACTACGGCGTCCTCTATTCGCCGTCCGGCTGGACGCGGGGCGTCGAGTATTTCGTCGATTACACGGCGGGCTATACGACCGTCCCCTACGCGCTCGAGGAGGCGTGCGTCCTGCTCGTGGCCTATCGGTACAACCAGAAGGACCAAGACATGAGCCTGAAGAGTGAGGGCTTGGGGGACTATAATTATACGCGACAGGACGTATCCGGCGCCCTCCCTCCCGATATCAAGAACGACCTTGACCTCTACCGGAAGCGGACAATCTGATGGTCATTATTGATTATCGCGGCCCGGATGAGCCCCGCTACGCCCGCATCTCGTCGCGGGCCGACCTTGCCGATTGCATCACCTGGCTCCTCGCGGTCCTCGATGAGATGGAGCTCAAGGGCAAGGAGGCCGACACCATAGTTGACCTCAAGGATTACTGACATGAGTTTCAGGTCGCTCCTCAACAGCAAGGTGAACATCAAGCGGAAGACGCAGGCCGCCGACGGACAGGGCGGTTATACGACAACTTGGGCCGTCGTCCATTACCGCGTCAAGTGCCGATTCCAAGCGCTCACGTCGAAAGAGGCGATGTTGTCCTATGACAAGGCCGCGGTATTCGCCAACTACTACGTCCACATGGAGCACATCTCGGACGTTGCCGAGGGGGACCGCCTCTATCTCGGGACGCGGGCCTTTGAGGTCAAGATGGTCATCGACTATGCGGAGGTCGGGAAGTACCTGAAACTCGCCGTGCTCGAGATCGGCAGGGGGGAATGATGTTCTGGGCCATTAGGCGATTCGTCCTCGATATCCCCTATCGCGTCCGGAGCATCGTATTCCGGGTACGGCATGGGTTTGCCCGTGAGGATACGTGGGAGCTCGATACGGCCACGGCGCGTTTCCTGGCCCCGAGGCTCATGCACCTTGCCGAACATCATGCGGGCTATCCCCATCAATTCGACGGCGAGGACGGCGACGAACTTTGGACGGCGATCCTTGCCAAGATGGCCGACGGATTCGAGCGGATAGCCGAGGACAACATAAACCCTTTCGATGGCGACTACGAGGGCGAATGCCTTGACCTATTCCGCGAGTTTTTCTTCGCACTCTGGGATTGATATGAGCAAGGTCAACGTGAAGGTCGAGGGTATAGAGAAGACGCTAGCCTCGCTCAAAAAGTGGCAACTCATCAAACGGCAGGCCGTCGAGGACACGCTGAAGAAGATCGGCTACAAGGTCGAGGCTGATACTAAGCGAGGATGCCCCGTCTGGACGGGCCGTCTCCGCAACTCCATGTCGACAAACTGGGCCGGGTCGGGGATGGCCCGAGGCAAAACGGGCGGCGGCGCGGCCAAGCCCGATGACGCAGTTGGCCAACCCGCAGGCGAGAAAGGGCTTGTCGTCGTCGTTGGTTCCAATGTCTCTTACGCGCACATGCAGGAGTTCGGCAGTTGGGGAGATGCGCCCAAGCCGGGGCCGGGCGAGCCGATTCCCAAGCGCGAGCATGAACCTTGGCCCCGTCCTCCGGGCGGCTTTCAGATGCTGACGAAGGCGTACATGCAGAACGAGAATACGGTAGTTTCCGAGATTGGCAAGATCATGGGGAAAGACGAGAAGGTATGAACGTCCCGCTTTTCAAGGTGAGGATGCCTTCCTCGATAGACGGGCCGCTCCTCGAGACGCTTCATTCGGGCTTCATCGGCCAAGGCTCGAAGGTCGAGCAGTTTGAGCGGGAACTTGCAGACGAACTCGGCACCCCCCGCGTCCTCACCGTGAACAGCGGCACGTCGGCGATACACCTGGCGCTCAGGCTGGCCGGGGTAGGCCAAGGGCATACGGTTATATGCAGCCCCATGACCTGTACGGCCTCGAATATGCCCGTCCTTGAGCGCGGGGCAAAGATCGTCTGGGCCGACATTAATCCCCACGACGGCAACATCGACCCCGAGTCCGTTGCCCGGCTCATCACCCGGAAGACGAAGGCGATCATCTGCGTGGACTGGGGCGGCTATCCTTGCGACCTCGACAGGCTACTCGGCCTATCTGAGGCACATGGAATATCGCTTATCGAGGATGCCGCGCACGCGCTCGGGGCCATGTACAAGGGCGCTCGCGTGGGAAGCGTTTCGCCTTTTACGACGTTCAGCTTTCAGGCTATCAAGCACCTGACCTGCGTGGACGGTGGGGCGCTGACCTGCCAGGATCCCAGGGATTATCGGCGCGGCAAGCTCCTCCGCTGGTACGGCATCGACCGCGAGACGCCGCGAAAAGATGCCCGCTGTGAGGACGACATCGCCGAATACGGCTACAAGTTCCACATGAACGACGTGGCCGCGACGATCGGCATCGAGGGATTGAAGGGACTCCGCGAATGCCTCGAGGCGCATCGGGCCAACGCCTTCTATTACAACTGCGAGATAGCGGACCGTGGCCTTCGGCACGTCAAGCCGCTCGATTACCGAGACGATAGGATATCGAGCCATTGGCTCTACACGGTCCTCGTCGACGACCGCCCGTCCTTCGTCGAATGGATGGTGTCGCACGGGGTGAATGTCTCCCGTGTTCATGCACGAAACGACAAGCATACCTGTTTCCGCGATGCCGGGAACCGCGACCACCTGCCCGGGGTCGACGAATTTGACGCGCATCAGGTATCGATTCCGGTGGGATGGTGGGTTACTCAGGACGAGAGGGAGGCGATCATGGATGTGATTGGAGCATGGGACCGTGTTTGTCGGTGATGGCATTGTCTTCCGTCCCATCGAGGAGGCGGACCTTGAGCTTGTCCGCGCTCTCCGGAACGACCCGTCGGTCTGGGAGCAGTTGACATCGATCGGCCACATCACACCCGACGCTCAGGCGGAATGGTTCTCCCGGCTGGGCGGCGATCCTTCCCGCGACTACCTGGCCGTGTTCACGGAAGTTCGGGACGAACACTATCCCATCTATACCGAGGGCGAGTTCGTCGGCATCATCCGCATGGACAGGTTTGATCGCGTCAATCGCTCCGTCCGCATCGGGGCCGACGTGACCCCGGCGTTCCGGGGCAAGGGCTATGGGACGCGGATCTACAAGGCGCTCCTCAAATATGTCTTTGACGACCTGGGGATGCACCGCGCCTGGCTCCTTGTCCTCGATACAAACGACATTGCGAAAAAGCTCTATTTCAACGTCGGGTTCAAGCTCGAAGGGAAGCACCGCGAGGCCGTCTTCAGGAACGGATGCTTCCACGACTACCTGCTCATGGGAATGCTGGAGAGCGAATATCGAGAGCGTCGGGCTAGTCGGAATCCATGAAGAACATCAGCGTCCTCATCCCCACGCGGTTCGTATGGGACGGCATCTGCCTGACGCTAGAATCTATGCTTCGCCGGACCCGTGATGTCAAGAGCGTCGAAATTATCGTCTGTGATAATTCCGAAGCGCCCAATAATCGCGCTTGCGAGCCGCCGCGCAAACTCGCCCCGGGAGCCGACGACGGCAATCGCCGGGAGTACCTTCGGGACTTGGCGCGGACGGGCGTCATCCGGCTTATCGAGAACCACGACCAGGCTGAGAAATATGGCCACGGCGAGAATGTCCGGGTGCTGTTGGAGCATGCCGAGACTCCCTATGCCATGCTGTTCGTTTCCTCGGCCGAGATCATGAGGGCCGACTGGTTGGATGTCCTCGTCGGGATGATCCGCGACCCAGCCCGCGACTTGGGCGTTGCGCGGTATCGGCCAGCCGCGAACCATTGGGACAACTGCTGGATTACCCCGAGCTATCGGCCCAACTGGATGCTCCTCAACGTGCCGCTCTATAGGAAGTTCTATCCCGAGAACAACTGGGATCTGGAAACGATCTGCCTCGACAAGTTCTCCCGGCCGGAGTTGTTCGACGGCCTGCCGCCCCTGAAACATCCGGAGCATACGCCGCCGCTTGTGTTCGGCGACACGGGCTGGCGATTGTGGGAAAGGTTGGCCTATGACAATCCCGATGGCCTGCGGATACTCCCGCTTCCCGACGGGTATTATGCCACGTACACCAACGGCTATGGCGGGCTGGACCGGAACTCCCATCGGCCGGAACACCCCTATGTCGTCGATATGCTGGCGCAGATCAAGACGCGGCTGGACTTGCTCAGGGCCGAACCGAGGCCGCGATGACCATGCCGCCCGTTGATATTCTCATAGCGAATTACAACGGCCGCGAAGCTCTGGAGCTGTGCATCGAGTCCATCGCCGCCTATACGCCGGAACCGCATCGGGTCGTCGTCCATGACGACGGGTCAACCAATCCGGGAGATATGGAATATCTCTCGCGGGCGCGGGAGCGCGGATGGGTGCATGAGCTCATCGACGGAGGTCCGCAACAGCCACTCCCGCCGCCGTCCGGACCGCGGCACCCATCGCTGGCCGCTATCCGGCACGGGATGTCCCTCAATGCGCTCATCGGCGGGGTCGATCCGGAGACGGATCATGTCGTCTTGATGGATAACGACGTCTATGTCCGGCAACGGGGATGGTTGACGAGTCTCTTGGCATCCGGAAAGACTTCATCTGACGTCTTGGGCGTTTTCGACAGTCGGACCCGTGGGTTCTGGCCACGAGGATATCATCCGGCATCATATTCCGAATGGTTCGGGCTGTTGAACATGCGGGCCTATCGGGACGGGATGGGGATCGACTGGGCCAAGGGCGCTGCGGATCGGAAGGAAGAACCGTACTTATCCTACTTTTCGGATATCTATCCTCCGGAAAGCAACGCGACATTTCGGGCATCCCTGGCCGGGGGTTGGTCCCGCAAGGAATTTAACGAAGACCTCGTCATCCTCGACCCCGGAGCGACACTCTGGATCAAGGTGATGTTCGAGAACCCGAAATCCTATCGCGTCATCCTCCCGCTGGCGATGCAACGCGGGCTCTATCACCATTGGGGTTGCGCTCAGCAATGGCTGAACCCCGAACTCGACAAACCCGGCAACGACCCCAGGCCGACGCCCGACCGCCCGTGGGGCGAATATGGCAGAAAGCAACACGTCAAGTACAAGACAATCGTCACCGAAGAATTGGAACGCTTCCGGCGATCCCAGAGACCATAGCGTGAAGAGCACCGAAATCCTGATCCCGAACTACAATGGTCGAGAGGCGCTGGAATGTTGCATTGAATCCATCCGCGCCAACACACGCTCGGAGGATGGTCCATATGAGATCATCGTTTACAATGATGGGGTCTCGGACTTGGACTATCTGAGCCGTTGTGCCGACAGGGGGTGGATCACTCTAATCGAAGAGAAAGATCCACCGGAAAGCCACGGCGGGAAACTCAATCGCCTGCTCCATGCCTATTGCCGCGCCGATTACGCCGTCCTCATGGATAACGATATCTGGATCAAGGCCAGTGGATGGTTGCGGGGATTGATACGGGCCGTGGAGGCGGCGCCGGATATCCTGGGCGTTTGCAACCTCAAGCCCAAGGGGTACTTCGAGGAGGGGTATCGTCCCCCTCAGTATTTCGCCCATTTCATGATTCTCAAGATGGCCGCCTATAACGACGGGATGCGGGTTGACTGGGGGCTCCATCATGCGTCGC